AGGTAATCGCGGCTCTCGGTGCGTTGAATCACACCGAACTGGTCCTCCTGGTCGAAGACCGTCTTGCCGACCGTCGCATTGAGCTGCACGCTGTCGCCGCCGCGCAGGTACGTCACCGGCCGCGTCATGTGCTGATGACGCTGGTCCTCGAGCCAGGTCGATCCGGTCTGGAGCAGGTCCGCCACGTCAATCCCTCACTGGCTCAGCCGAATGCGCACGAGCGCGTCGTTGTCGCCCGCGTCATTCACAACCCGGCCGATCTTCTTGTTGGCGCCCGTCGCCGAGTTGCTCGTCGCCTGCTGCGCCGCGGCGTCCCAGAAGACGTCTGTGCCGGTGATCAGCGCGGTGCTTGCGCCCACCGCTTTGGGGAAGTCGAAGACGCCCTCGACGGCCAGCGCCCCGATTGCGCCCGCCTTGATGTCCAGCCGCGCCACGCCAACGAGCTCGCCCTGCACAATCACGTCGCCCGCTGCGACATCCGCCGCCGGCGTGTGGTCGATCGATGCGCCCTGGTGCCTGAATGTCGCCGTCGCCATCGTGTGTTCTCATTTAGAAGGTGGTTTCTTCCACGCCGCCCGTGGCCGCGCCGCCGACGCCGCGCATCTGCACGTGGCGGATGAGTTGATTCGTGCCCGTGATCCGCGCCGCCTCGCCCGGGTCGAGCTGTGCCTGCTCACCCGCCGGGTCCTGCGGCGCCTCGACGCGGTACTCGAGCGGGAACGCCGAGTCCGCAGCGCAGGTGAGCAGCAGTTCGCGCGCGCCGGGGCCGTCGGCGCCGCCCGCATCGAGCGAGCGGAACACATCCGTCCACGCCGGGCCGATCCCAATCGCCAGTCTGTTGTTGCGCCGCGCCATCTACGCCGCCTCCCTTATGCCAGGACCCCGCGCGTCAGCACTGCGCGCGTGCGCGTGCGGCGCCGCGCCGTCGTTGGCTCGGCCCAGTGGATGCGCACGCGCAGACTGTCGATGAAGAGCGTGTTGCCCTGCGTGTTGAATGTCGTGCTCGAGCCGCTGAGCTGGAAACCGAAGCCGGGGTTGGCCAGGTTGTCCTCCGTGAAGTTCATCGTGTCCGTGGGTGAGCCCTTGATGCACACACTCGGCGAGGCGCTGATCGGCAAGGAGCACGAGCCCAGACTCTTGCGCACGGACGCGCCGACGACCGCTTGCACGTTCACCGTGCGCGATCCGTCCGTGGCGCCCTCCCAGCGCCCGCGCACCTCGACCTCGACGCCGAGGAGTCGAAACTCCAGCGGCAGCGAGCCCGCGAAGTTCGGCTGGGCGATGCGAAGGAGAGCCGTCTGATTTCCCTCGGCCGCGAAAAGACTGAGTGGCCCGCTTGAAGCCTGGAGTCCGCCGAGCGCCAGCGCGCCTGTCGGGGTCGACCACGGCGCCCCGATGCCCTCGGGGCCGGCGCCCGCGTCGATCGCCGACTGGAAGCTGAGCCAGTTCGTGACGTTCGCCATTACGCATCACGCCTCGCCCTTGCTCTTGACGCCGCCGCGGGCGTCCTGGAGGTTGACGCCGAAGTCGTGGTAGCCGCGCATCTGCACGCCCAGGACGTTGAAGTCCGCCTCGGCGGTCTCGATGGTGGGCGATTCCTGCCCGTTGAGGAACGCCGTCTCGATCACCGGCAGGTCGGCGGGCTCGGCCAGCAGGTACCACGCCTTGGTGGAGCTGCCGGCGAACTGGGCGTTGCCCAGGTAGCGGCTGACCTCGACGCGGAACTTGCCCTGATGGGGGTTGGCGACGGGGAACTTGGTGCTGGCCGTGGTGTCGCGCAGCTCGAGCGACTTGAAGAGCTGCGTGCCGATCGCGGACAGCGCCGTGGGCGCCAGCAGGATGGCGGGCATGATCCCGATGGGCTTGCCGTCGGAATCCACCTGGTCCATGAAGGCGGTCTCGGCGGTCGTCAGCCCGTCGATGGAGAGCGCCGTCTGCGCCCCGGCGAGGAAGTTGTTGTTCCCCGCCGAGAAGAAGGCGGCGTTGTTGAGGAAGACGCTCCAGAAGACGTCGTTGATCTTGAGGCCGCTACCCCTTCCCAGCTTGCGCGGAACCGTCGTGATCGCGCCCAAGTCGTCGTTGATGATGTCGCGGCGGTCGACGGAGAGGAGCAAGCCGTAGGTGTCGGCCTTGTTGGTGTACTGCTCCTCGCCCAGCGTGCCGTGCTTGAGCTCGCCGCCGGGCGCGACGATCTCGTACTGGTCCTTGCCGACCAGCCGGTAGCTCGTGACCGTCTTGAAGTCGGACACGTTGCGGACAGCGGTGATGTTGCGCCAGGTGCGCTCGACGCTGAAGAAACCCTCCAGCAGGAACTTGTTGGCGACATTGGAGAGGATGCCGCCGATGTTGATCGTGGACACTCCCGCCGCGGCTGCGAGGTCCGGCTTGAAAGCGAAGCGCAGCACCGAGCGGCTGTCGCGGAAGGACCGGCCCGTGTAGCCGTTGGCCCACGCGGCCTCGAGCAGCAGCTCCTGGAGGCCAATGCCGCCCCGGAAGCGCGTGGCGGCCACATCCAGCGCCCGCTCTTCGTAGCGATCGTCGAGCCCGCTCAGCCCCGCCGTCATCATGCACGCGGCTTCGAGGACATGGCCCGTCACCGTGTTGTCCGGCGCGTGGATGGCCGGCGCGCCAGCGACCGTGGGTCGATCGGCGCGGAGGATCTCGAGTTCGGTGCGCTGCGCGTCCCAGCCCTCGGCGATGGCCTTGGCCTCCATGTCGTCGCGCCGGTTCGCGCACAGACGGCGCACGTCGGCGAGGCGCTGCGCCTCTGCCGCGGCCTCGGCGCGCATGTCGGAGACCACGCCGTTGGCGTTGATCCGTCCGGCGATCGTGGGCGCTTCGTCATCGTCGCTGACGTCGTCGTTGTCTGACGCCGTCGCGGTCGCGCTAGCCGATGCTTGCTTCTGCTCCGCGTCGAACATCGCCTTGAGGCTCGTCCGCTGCGCGTCGCTGAGCGCTTCGGCGTCGTCGAAGCCCTTGTCATTAAGCCACGCCTCGAAATCCATCGTGTTCTTCTCCCGAGTTGGGGTGTGTGTCCGGTGGTCTTTCGCCGCCACCTGCGCGCTCGTCTCGTCGTCGGCGGCCATCGTCACGAACGAGACCTCGCCCAGCGTCGAGCGGCGCACGATCTGCGCCGGCCCCTCGAAGTTGCGGCCGTTCGCCTGCGTCTGGCGCCCCTTGGGAACGCGTTCGATCTCCTCGACGGCCGCGCCGATGGAGGCCTTCCACGGGAAGCCGTTGACGCTCTCGGCGACGATGCGCTCGGCGATGGGTCCTACGCCGCTGATCACGCCGTCGACGAGCAGGCGCGCGTGCTCGACGCGGATCGCCTCCGTGTGTCCGACCTCGAGCGAACGGTTGTGGTCCCGCAGGATCGGCCGGCTGCCGGCGGGGATGGTCAGCCCCGCCAGATCGACGACAACGGGATCGCCGAAGCCGGCGAGGCGCATGGCGCCGCCCGTGTAGGCGACCATGCTGAAACGACGCAGGGGCGGGCGATCCGCATCCGCGCTCTCGCCCGCAGCGACGAGCTCGCCCACGGGGGCGCACAGCCGAACCGTGCGCGCTGCGCTACTGGTCTTCGTCTTGGGCATCCCTGCCTCCCGTTCGGTTGAGCGCCGGCAGCGCGTCTTCGGTCTTGAGCCCAAGCTCCGCCATCAGCACCGCCTCCTTGGCGCGCTGGCGAACGCCGGCCTCCCAGTCCTGGCCGCGCTTGGCCCACTCGTCGGCGAGCGTCGTGGTGTGATTGCGCAAACGGACCGCCTGCGCGTTGGCTTCCTTGAGCGGGTCCACCTCGCTCTGGCCGTCCCAGAACCACTGATGCGCGGGCACAGCGTCAGTTGCCACCAACGTGCGCACACGCAGGGGCAGGAAACCGCTGATCAGCACGGCCTCGCGAAGGAACGCTGCGAGCAATCTGTCGAGCACGGTCCGCCCGAGGTGCTCCTGCTCGACGCGGATCGACTTGAAATACACCTGATGGTCGAGCTTGCCGCTGGCGAAGTTGTAGCCGCTGCTATTGCCAGCCGCGACGTTGAAGGGCATGTTCAGGCAGCGGGCGATCTCGTTGAGGATCTCCCGCTTGAACTCGGCGTAGGTGGTGCTGGGCTGCTCGGCTTTGACCTGCTCCATCCGCCAGCCGCCGGGCATGGTCAGCAGCGCCCGCGCCTCGAGCTCGATGGCGTCCATCGGCTCGACCGCTTCGGCCTCGCCCGATGCGGGCGCGTCCGTGTAGAGAACGCCGGCGAAGTCCGCGGCGGTCTCTGCGGCGCCGAGCACGGCCAGTGTGTAGCGCCGCAGCTGCGCAAAGAGCGGCAGTGCCGGTGTGATGTCGGGGACGCCGCGAGACTGGCCGGGCCGATCGGCGCGGAAGTAGTGGATGACGCTTTCGGCTGGCACGCGGTCGGACTCGAGGCCGAGGGGGAGCCGGCCGCCGGCGACGGTGGCGCCGGGATGGCGCTTGAGGACTTGGTACTCGATCGGGTTGCCGAAGTCGTCGAAGACGATGCCGTCGACGGCGTTCTCCTTGAGCAGGTCGAGCGTGGGCGTCGCCACCTGGTCCGCCTCGATCAGGCGCACGTCGAGCTTGACGGGCGCATCGATGCGCGGGTTGCTCGCCAGGACGCCGAAGACCTCGCCGCTCTCAGCGCGGCCCATCCGCATCGTGCGGAGCTTCTCGGGAAGCCCGATCGCCTTGCACCAGCGCGCGAACTCACGCTCGATGACCGCGTTGGCCTCGGCGTCGTCGGTCAGCATCTGGAGGCGCGGCCCGGTGCCGATGACATCGTTGGCCAGCGTGAGGACGATGCCGCGGGCGTAGGCGTTGTTGGCGACCTCGTACCGCGCCCGGGCGCGGAGGATGCGCCGTACTTGCGGCGAAGCCGCTGCGTCCGCGCTGAGGTTGTCCGCCATCGACCAGTGCCGCCGGTTGGCGTCGTTGGTCGTGGCCGCGTCGAAGCGGGCGCGCACGGCGGGAACGATTCGCCGGATCAGCCCGCCATCGGCGCTGGCGACTCGGCGCGGCTCCTTGGCCTTGGCGCGCGGGAAGAAGAAGCCCATCAGGCCATATCCCCCGCGCCCGGAGGCGCGATGCGGGTCATCCGCAAGCCACGGTCGGCGCGCTTCGATGCCTCCTTCGATGCGAGGTAGCGGTCGGCCTCGATCTGGTCCTTGAGCGCGTGCTGCTCGACGCTGCCCGAGTCGCCCTGGGCGCGCTTGGGCCCCGCTGCGTTGTCGGCAATGGACTGTTCGAGGTCGTTCGGCACAGCGGCATCCTGCACGACCGCCTCGATGGGACGGTCGCTACGGGTGACCTATGCCGTTGGACTCAGAAGTGCGCGCTTCACCCAGGAGTGATGCGAGCTCGTTACACGGGTAGACATGCCGACTACTGGTGTGTCTCGAACAGCGGCGCGGAAGGCGACTTGTGCGGCCAGAAGACGCCGATGATGACCCATGTGCCGTGGGCAAGCACCGTGCCTACGAAGAAGTGCGTGTCGCGCTTTGGACTACACATCTCATCCAGGAATTTGGATCGCACTTTCGCGGCGGCCTCTTCTGGGCTGTCCCCGTTATCCACGCAGCGCCAGTACAGAGCCCCGACCTCCCAATCCTCGATCATCATCTCGTGGCCACGGCATCGCGTATCGCGGCACTTGAACCGATAGCGGAACTTCCACGGCGCTTTGCGTGGCGGCTCCTTTGTGTTTTTCCGGTCATCCCAGAGCCGCTGCTGCTTGAGCGCGGCTCTGAACTCCGGCTTCCAGTCTGCGTCGTCCGGCGAGACCACCAAGTCGGTGATCTCGCGCGGTCGCACGATCCCGAGCGACGTCCGGTCGGCTTGCTGTCGCTCCCGAAGAGTCTCCATCGAGGCCGGGGGGTGAGCCAGCACATACCGGGATCGTTCCGACCAGTCCCCTCCCGCAGGGATCGGTTCCCCGACCACCTGGATCGAGTCCTCGCGCGGACGGTAGCTCTCCTTCCGTGCGTCGCGCCCGGTGTGCTTCACCGCCTCCAATTCGATCCACTGGTACTTCTTGTACTGCTGACTGAACGGCAGGTCTTTGAAGTGGATGGGGTACAAGCGGACGAAATCCCCGCTCTCGAGCACGCCCGCCGTGCATACGAGTTCGTCGTATTTCGCCGAAGGGATCGGATATGTCTTGACAGTGATGAGAACACGGAGCCGCTCGACCGCCCCGTTCACCGTCGGAACTCCAGATGATGAATTGGAAGGCCAGCGCGAGCGGCAACGGGGTTGGCAAGGCGCGAGCGGTGGCAGTCGCAGGGTCGCGCCTCCATACACACCAACACGCTCGGAGCCTCGTGCATGAGTTGGGCGACGGCGTCGATGGCCTCCCGCTCGGTGCGCAGCGTCGTTCGCTCGTAATCGTCAAAGAGCGCCGCCCTGGCGCCGTCACGATCGAGATCCTGCCGATCTCGACTCTTGATCCCGAGGTGTGGGAAGTGGACATACTCGATGTCCACCTTCTCACAGAGGCGGCTGAGCGTGCTCTTGTGGAAACCGTACCGCCGGGAAACGGGGTTGTTCCGCACATCAATCAGGCGACGGATGCCAGCCCGAAGCAACCCATCGATGAAGCCGTCCACTAGCAAGCCCTCGTAGCCAGCGGTATAGACTGCGGGATCGGCGAGTGGGCGATCTTCCAGCTTCCGAATCTTGCTGTTCACTGTGTACCAAGGATACCGCTCATACACATAGTCGATGAGATGTTTGTCGGTCGCCTTGGGCTCATTCTTCGAGTGCTGCTGAACGATGCGCCGAACATCGCGGCGCACATCCGGTTGAGCCTGGCGAGCGGCTCTCTTCCCAGCACCGGTGAGCACCCATTTGTGGTTGTCGTCCGTCAAGAGGCCGTGCCGAGCAAGAGCGGACATCTCTTGAAAGAGGCAGAAGGAGAAGGGGCCGTACCTATATGGCAAAAACTGGTAGAACGCCGAGCCACCGCGCGAATCGCTCTCTTCGCGGAGGATGAACGCCCACTTCGTCACGGGACGATGATCAGCTGCTCCTCCGGCCTCGTTGATGAGGGATAAAATGGCGCGTTGCCGGTTGAGCATCCGTCTAGGAGCCCTTTCGCCAGGCGGTGTTCGGGGCGTTTTCGTGCGACTGGCCACCCGACCGAAATCTAGGCGCTGGGTGATCCTATCGGGCATGTCGGTCCTCCATGTCCACCATTGGGGGTGGCGTCGAACCCATCTGCTCGCTCGTGGTGACCCTTCGGCCGCAATGCCGACATTCCCGCCGCCGGATCACCCGCCCGCCCCAGGCCCGGCGGGTGTAGATCACACGGAAGTGCCCGCACCCGCAGGTGGGGCAGCGGATGCCGCGAGTATCGTCGCGCGTTGGCGTCTGCTGAAGCGGCCCCGTCATCGCCTCGCCCTCCGGATGTCTGACAGCCGCACCCGTGGGCGTGCGGTCGGTGCCTTCGCATCCGTCCCGAACAACACCGCCCCCTCCATCGAGGCCGCCACCGCCGCCCCGACGAGGCAGTCGAGCCAGTGGTTGTCCAGCCCGCCTGCGCGGAGCTTCCACTCGTCCACGGTCCTCCCCCGCCCTTCCGTTTTCACCCGGTACTCGCTCGTCAGGTGCTCGGCGATGAGCCGGTGGTGTTCGGGCTTGTGGCCGAAGAGCGACAGGGCGCCCGGGTCGCCCATCGGGACGGCCAGGCGGGCGTGCACGAAGCTCTTCCAGTAGTTCGTGTCGAATAGTACGTGACGCACGGCGCGTTTCCCTGTGATAACGGGCACGCGCCAGTTGAGGCCGATGCGCTCGCCGCGCTTGCGCTTGTAGTCGCTGAAGGAGACGCTCGACGCCCCGACGTACCGCCCGTGGCTGGGCATGAGCGCGCCCGCGTGCGATGACTGGCGACAGAACTGGTACACCACATCCGTGCTCGCGCCCCAGTTGGCGTCGATGAGGCACCGATCGATCCGCACCATCGCCCCGTCGTCGCGTCGCCACTCACGGGCCAGGCGCCCCTCGGCGAGGCGCTCGAGCCCGGCGTAGATCGCGCCCTCCTGCCCGGCCCGCGGCGCCGCGTGGGCCAGCGTCCGCTTGATCTCGCGCAGCGTGAAGTATGCCTGCTTCTGGTCGGGCTCGGTCCCGTAGTCGACGACGTAGCCCGTGAAGTCGTCCTCCCACGCGGCGACCAGCCAGAAGAGCGCCTTGCCCTGCACGTCCACGAACATCGTCAGGCGCGTGCAGCCGATCGGAACCTCGCCGCGCGCGTGCCCGCTGACCTTCGCGGCGATCTGCTCGGCGCTGAGCAGGTCGTCCTCGGCCTTCTCCTCGGGCAGCGGCTCGTTCTGATACTCGGCGAAGAATGCGTGCTCGTCCTGGAGCCGCAGGTTCATTGCGTGCTGGATCGCCGAGAGTTCGTCGTGATTGAAGCGCGACTCCCAGGCGACGCTCGCCCCCTCGTCCATCGCGGTGCGGTGTCGCTTGTAGAACGCCGTGGCCTCGCGGATGCCCCGGTCATGGCGGAGCCCGTCGGCACGGAGGCGCGCGTACTCGTCCCAGAGTTTCTCGTTCGTCGGGAACGAGTACACCATCTTGGTCCGCTCGCCCTGCCACGCGGGATGCTTGTCGCCGTCGAGCAGACGGTCGGCCAGGTCGTCCGGGCGCACCACCGTCACGGTCATGAGGCCGGCGATCTTTTGCCCCGGGCCGGCAAGCCCGAGGATCGCGCCGGCGAGGACGCGCTCGCGGTTGGCGCACTGGCTCGGTGACCGTGCCGACTCGTCCGTCTGCGGGTCGTCGATGAGCACCAGCGACGGTCGCACGCTCGACCCGTCCGCGCGCTTGTGCTTCATGCCGCGGATGCGCCCGGTGATGCCCGCCACGCGGATGATGGCGCCGGACGCCTCGGACCCTGCGCACGTCGGCAGCACGATCTCCTTGGCCGTCCAGCCGATGTAGGTCAGCTTCCCGTCGAGCAGTTGTCCCGCCGCCCGCTGATGGATGCCCTCAAGCGAGCGGATCGGGTGGCAGACCTCGGGGAAGTCCGCCGCGAGGAGGTCGCTGTTCTCCAGCTCCGCCTTGATCGAGTCGAGCATCTGAGCCGCGTGGTCCTCGTCCGACCCGATGAGGGCGACGAAGTCGCGGTGGCCGTAGAGCATGGCCCAGAGACACGCGGTCTCGCACAGCGAGGTCTTGCCACTCCCGCGCGGCATCGCCATCGCAAACAGCCCGCCCTCGAGCACCGCCCGCTCGATCTTGGCGAT